TGCTCCTGTGTGTAGATATCAGCTATATCGCCCTCAAATCGCTTCGGCAGACGCAGCCTTCCCTCTAGAAATGTTATAGCCTCTGGCCCACCACTAATCACCTCTATCTCTACTATTGGCTTCAGCCCCGGCCAATAATCTAGGGTAATATCGCAGGCCCAGGAAACCTCACGGCTGTCTCCTTCGTAGTGTATCCACCGCCAACAATCCCGCTCATTTTCTTGATAAGAGCCCGACCCCAACCCGATCGCCCTGAATAGCTCCATAAAGCTATCTAGTCTATTGGCATGAAGTAGGAAGGAGCTCTCAAGGGTTCCCTTCACGGAAGTAGAATCCTTGATGCGCTTCACGGTTATCTCAGTTTTCCCGCGATATTCTCTCACCCGTAGAAATTTACGCTTAGTTGCGTCGATGTCCCAGACACACCTGCGCGCCAAGCTCTTGCGGCAGACGCGCTCAACTATTGCATCTTCTTTCTCCAATCGGTACAAAATCTCTATATCCCTGACCGCGTAATACCTAGCCTCTAATTCTACTTTCATATTCACCCCGGACGGATTGATAAATATTTAAAATGCTGTATACTTAATCTGTCGTACCTGATTAATACTATCAGTGTACCACAATACGTAAGCAGCGTATACCAGTAACAATATAGTTTCATTACTACAGAAGGCATTCCCTCTACATGTATTACTCTTACCGAAGTGCGATGGCGCTCATTTTCTTAGCGCATCCGTCACTTCATACCTCTTTGCGCAAAAACTGCGCCCGATTCTCCGATAGTATTACACAATCGCTCGGAATCGATCAAATTCCCGTCCAGGCAGATGCCTATCTCCTCTTTAAGCGTGCGGCACGCCTTAAGGGCATAGAAGTCTGCATGCCACAGGACGAATTCTCCCATATCTACCGCCTTGAGCGCATGTTTAAGGCCTCCGATATTATAAAAAACCGAACCGGATTTATTCGGGGTAACTCTTCCGCCGCGATCGTACACCACCGTCTCGCTTCCTCCCTCCTCACTGCCCCTGATGCGCCCTCGGCCATCGAGCGCTGGCGGCGAGTCGATGCCGAGTCTGGCGCAGATCAGAAGTGGCAGGAGTACCAAGCGGTCTCCGAGGCTAGCTCAGCAGATATCGTGGCAATGCACAGTGCTATCCAGGCGTCCGACGCCGTGTCTGAACACGTAGTGCTTCCCGAACTAGCGGTCAGAATCTACGGACCGTCAGCGGGTAGCCATAGGGCGTGCGACGATCGTCAGCTTGCGCAGAAACCACACCCGACAAGGACATTGGATTACTCCGCGAAGCATGGTCTCAAGGTTGAAATTCCTGCGCATAAGTTCTCACAGATCCAAGAGGTGGCACATATGAGCACACCGCTCATTGAGAACCTGAAGAACCGCAGATTCCTCACGATTAGTGGATTGCGTAACTCGAAGGTCTCTCTCCTCGTGCATGACCACTTCGACCACGCGGTTACTTTCAAGTTGCTACGCGACGCGGGCATTATGAAGCGGTATGAGCATTTTCTGAGCCAGGTCGGCAATCCCCAGCATTTCGATCTCCTCAGCCGTGAGGGCGAGTTGATCGCTTCCATATCGTATGACTATCGCTTCACCAGCTATCCTCGCTTTAATCAGCTCTCGCTCGTGTCATATGATGACATCGTGAAGATGCTGCGAGCGAACCCATCACTCTCTCCTAATCAGTCAAGCGCTTTGGCGATCTGTCAGGAGCGTTTAAATGACCCAGAATTCACGAAACGACTGCCAGTAGTAGTAAGTGGTGTCTATACCGAAATGATGCAGCAGCGGGTGAAAAATGGGGTCATTAAGACCGTGCAGGGGAATAAGCAAGTTGATGCCTTGAGACTCACAGATCCTGAGTACCTCGCACTCATAGTTGAGACCCTCGACTGTATGTATAAGAACCGTCCCCATGTGAAGAAGCAGCTCCTAAATACACAGCTTATGGTAGAAGATGTGCTCCACCAGGCGCTCGAGGCTGATGGCATGGATCTAGTGATCACGGTATCAGGCCAGACAGTTGATGAATTTACCCGACCTTCTCGAGTTCCCGAGCATAGAGCTCGCTGGATCGAGAACAATCTGGGCGCGATATCTGACAGAAATCCTGTAATAGGATAGTATATATACGCGCTTCTGCGCTGCTTAGGTAAGAACCCCCGACTCAACATCGGGGGTTCTTACTGTTCTTTCCTAGAACGCACATGGTTCTATACTACCAAGGACTCCATCCTTCGTCTCTCTTCTGCTTTCTGAACTTCGGGACATACATCTCAAGAAGCCGCAGGAGTATCGGCATGATAAATATGGCGAAGAAAAGAGCCGGAAGGGTGCTCAGAGAGGTGAAGTAATGCGCTGGAAGTGGCTCATATCCAAATAGGAGTCGTACATTAGAAGTCACGATGAGCCCTAGATACCATCCAGAAATCGATCGCGTGCTTCTTATAATGTCCGAGATGAGCTGATCCATGCTTTCCCTTATGGAAGGAATGGACATGCGGTGAACACGGCCCAGGCGCCCATAGAGGCAGATTCAATGCCTACTACTGCGCCCGCAATGCCGCCGCCTGCTGATACGGATGCAACCACTGCCCCGCCAGCCGCTGAAGCTAATCCCAATTCAGTGATAGCGGTTCCCGCTACTGCTGCACCACCAGCTACCGCTGCTGACATGCCGCCTGCGCTTAAGAGCAACGGAGTCGCTACTGCCGCAGTCGCTGGCAATACTACCACCGTTCCCGCCGCAGCTACTACGCCACCATAGCAGAGGCTTTTTGTAAGCCAGTACGCTATAGCTCCTGCAACTGGACCGCCACCTAACCCTTGCATATGTGATCGCAAAGCGAAGCTCCCGTCACTTAACTTAGTAACCCCGATCCGTCCCTGTTTTAGGTAGGCGCCAAGGTTGGATTTATTAATTTTACGCAACACTGGGTCTACATCATAGGACTCAACTTTGTGGAGCGCGTCACCCTGTCGCACATGGAAGCTCATTCCATCATGTCGAAGTGTGACGGCTCCCAATTCGTGAGACGCGATGAGGTGTTTAGCACGAATTCGTGCCATCTCAGAAGCAGAAGCGCTGCTAAGAAATAAAAGAGATATCGAAAGAAAAAGGTTGTTTTTCTTCATAGAGGTTTCCTTGTTTAGGAGAGACTGCTTTTGACTGCGCACATGCGCAATCATTCGATAGTGTACACCTTTTTCGATACTCGACAAGCCCCCAGGCCCTATCTACGGCCCCTTCTATCATATGAGCACCACTCTAATACCTTATCCCAAAATGACTTCCCTGGAGGAGGAACCACAGGGATATGAGGCGCATGAATATCGCGTCGGCTAGCCTGTCGAACAACGGGCGCAGGCGATTCTCCACGAGGATAGCTTCTTAGGCCCGGCTCATCATCATTAGCCACTTGTACCCGGATCTCATTCACAAGGGTGTCCAAATCCTGATCTATCTGTTGCGCGTCTTCCGCTTCTTCTTCATCGAGCGAAGAATCGCTGCCCAGTGAGACGGGTGAGGCATCGGGAAGTGGATAGGTAACGATGGTTATCGGTTGCTGGGGATAGGGGACAATACTGTCCCGACGCATGGCGCGTATCTTCCAGCGCGATTCGTTTTCCCCTCCCGTGGCGGTCAGCACACAGAAAAGTGCTAAAAATAAGTACTTCATAGAGGAGCCTCATCATTATTATTGTTTTCTTCATGGAGATTCGCATCCGCGTCCTCCATGAGCCTGAGGAAAACGCTCTGCACTACTGCTCGGGCATGTGGATCTTCCGGCGTTACTGGTCGTGGCGACGGGCTCATATCGGCCGAGTTTGGCGATTCTTCCCCTGGGGGCGTCATCGGCTGGTATGAAGAATAGGGAACTACTGCAAGCCTTCTGCGCGGTGCCCGTGGCGAACCAGGCGACGGAGTGCGAGGCATTGGCCGAGGAGAGCCTTGGCCTGGCTGCATATCGATAACAGTTGGCAGGACAACGGGCGGTAATACTGGTGCGGGAAATGAGGGTAGTGGTGGTATTGGGGGAGAATTCGGCTCTAAGAGTTGCTCTTCTGCAGCCTTCCTGCGCTGTTCTTCCTGGGCCTCGCGCTCTGCCGCGATATCTTCTATGGTAATCGATCGCGTAATGAGGCGCCGCAGGGGCGATGGCCTCCGCATGTCTTCGGCAGCCTTACAGCCTAGTACTATGAGTACCCAATTTGTGTACACAAGAAGCTTTTTCATATGCGCCTTTCTAGTATAGGGCCAGTATGTCTCTTCCAGTCTGGGAAATAAACAGGAAATAGGGAATATATGGAAGATCTTAAGGAGACGGTCGGGAAAGTTGCGCTCGACCTTATGTCAAAAGAGCCAGAAGTTACCACCGTCATAGACCAACAGCGGGCGATGCAAGAGGACTATCTTGAAGAGCTCACTGAATGTGTCATGGAGTTCCGCAAGAAACATCCACGCGACTTCTTCGTTACCGTGCTCACCAAGAGCGAAAAGCTCATGCCTAACGTATTCCGTAACTATTTTGTTCCCCGCCTGTCCTGTCCGACCCCGAATTATGACCAAGCGGTCTATCGGTACCGACATGAAGATGAAGAGATCGAATTTATCTGGTCCATTCCCTGTCGGGAGGCCTGTTTTTATTTAAGGGAGAATGCAGCCCATGTTTCTTCCGAGGAGCATGAGCTGCTGCAGTATGTAATCGCCTTCTCTGATGGGACGCTCTACCACTTATGTAGGCACCTCAATAGTGAATATGACGAGCAAGCTCAAGTAGTATAAAGGAGACTGCATGATCGATAACGAGGTGATGAACACCCTCGCTCAGGAACCGCAAGAAGTTGTCGACAATCAGGAGACAACTGAGCAGGTTACAGTCCCACAGCCTGTGGAAACTGATAAAGAGAAGAATCTTCGTCTGTTGCGCGAAAAAGCGTCACGAGTTGAGAGGGAGCGAGATGAAGCCATTCGCCGACTACAGGAAATCGAAGCACGGAGTGCCCAAGCTGCTCCACAGCCTGAAGATGACGAATTTCATATTGGACCCGATGAGCTTGCTGAGGGCAAACACCTTGCTAAGGTTGTTAAAAAGATCAGGAAGCTCGAAGAAGAACTGAAAGGCTATCGCCAACAGGCTTCTGTAGATACTACTGAGACACGCCTCAAGGCCCAATACCCTGACTTCGATAAAATAGTCACGAAGGAACACATTGAGACACTGCGCGATATGTACCCTGAGATTGCTCAAACTATCCATTCTTCACCAGATCTATACTCACGTGCCGCATCCGCGTACACGATTATTAAGAAGATGGGAATTTATCAGGATACTGGTGCCCTTGAACCAGACCGAGCTCTTGCTCAGAAAAACGCGTTCAAGCCTAAGCCAACTGCGAGCATTGCTCCACAACAGGGCGATTCGCCGCTCTCTAAAGCCAATGCTTTTGCGAATGGGCTTACCCCCGAGCTTAAGGATCAGCTTATAAAAGAGATGCAAGCCGCTCGACGAGCTAACTAAGCCTACTACACAGCCCTCGGTAGATCCCCCCAATTCTTTCTGCCGAGGGTATTATATTGCCTAATTTATGTTTCTACTCCTAAGCTTTCAGTAGCGTATGGAGTGTCGCACCTCCACCCGGCGTACTGGGTGTTCGCCAACCCGATGGTGTATAGGTCTCACCAGCCTTGGCACAAGAAGGGCCTTGCCAGCTTAGATATACTTTATTCGCAAGGATAACTATGGCGATCACAACGACCAGTACGTTGCCTGCCCCAGTGCAGCAGAGCTTTAATTATAAGCTCCTCAGCGTACCAGTACCGAATATGATCCATAAAATACCTGCCATGCTCAAAACGATGCCCCGTAATGGTGGTACAACGATGCGTATGCGTAGGTATAATCCGCTGAATACAGCAATGGTACCACTCGGAAACACAGGGGTTACACCTCCTGCGCAAAACCTAACCGCAGTGGATATCGATGCGAAGATCAGCTTTTATGGAACCTATGTTCAAATTAACGAACAGGTAACCCTCCAGAACCAAGATCCAGTGTTGAACGAATGTGCAGCACGTCTTGGTGTTTCCCTCCGTCAGACCGAAGATCAGCTTACCCGCGACATGCTCGCAGGTACCGCTGCCTTCATTAACTGTACGGGCGGCGTAAACGGCGATAACCCAACGGAAATTACCCGCTCCGACGTAGACACGGTTGTGCGCGCGCTGTTAAATAACAACGCCTACACGATCATGGATAACATCGAGGGTGAGGATAAGTTCGGTACAGCGCCAGTTCGAGATGCCTATTTCGCACTCTGCTCAACGAACTTGACCGGAAACTTGGACAACGTAGCTGGCTTCATTCAGAAGAACCAGTATCCAGCACCTATGAACGCTCTCCGTTCAGAATGGGGTGCGATAGGAAACCTACGCTTCCTTATCTCTTCAATCGGTTCTGTAACCGCTAATGCTTCGATGCTCGGCGCTAACGTATACAACATATTCTGTGTTGGTATGGAGGCATACGCCTGTATCGAACAAGACGGATACAGCGCTTCGTTCATTTATCGCCCACCTATCTACGACGGACCATTGGCCCTGAACGTATCGGTCGGCTATAAATTTGCTGAAGTTCCAAGGATCACGAACGATCTTTGGGTATTGAACCTTCGTGCCACACTTGCTTAAGGAGATGACATGGACGGAACAATAATTCAGCAAGGATTCTTCACGGCTAACGGCGCAGCGGTTACGCTGAATGTCCGCTCTGGCGTAGACTGGATCGAACTCATTAACTTTACCCAAATACAGGCTAACGCCGCTGACACTGGCTATGAATTCCAGTGGCAATTAGGCATGCCTAACGGTATCGGTATCGAATCTCAATCGAACGGCGCCGCGACGGCAGTTAACCTAGTCCCAACGGCTGCGAATAACTTCGTACTCGTAGATTCTTCATTGAATCCTAACGGACCAGCAGTTGCAGTTGCTGCCTCAACGAACGCTACACGCCCAGTGGTAACAGCAAACATCGCCGGACTTTCGGATGGCGACGTGGTGCGTCTTATCAATGTGCCTGGCCAGCTAAACTTGAGCGGTTACGACTTCTCAATCTATGCTGTCGGCGGCGGTACTTTCCGCCTCGCCAACACATTGGCTAACGCTCCCGGAGCAGCTGGTACTGGCGGATTCTATCGCAGAATCGCGTTTGATCCACTATTTTATCCTACCCGACGCTTCATCGTTAATATCTCACAGGCTGCACAAGCTGTGGTTACGACGAGCGTTGATCACGGATATACGGTTGGCCAAGAACTGCGTATGCACGTTCCTGCAGCCTTCGGCATGATCGAGATGGACAATCTCGCAGTCGACGTCGTTGCAGTAACAGCAGACACGTTCACGATTAACGTAGATTCGACCGGATTCACCGCATTCAGATTCCCACTTGCAGCAGCAATACCGTTTACACCGGCGATTGTGGCTCCGCTTGGCGAAGAAGCGAATGCAGTAAACTCCGATCCTAACTTGCTCAATGATGCCACCGTTAACACCGGCTTCATTGGTATTAAGTTAGCCGCAGGGATAGATTCTCCTGCCGGACAAAATGGTGACCTTATCTTCTGGAAAGTTGGTAAGTCATTTAACACGTAATAGCAATACTACGTTTGTACATGGTGATGCCATGCATCACTAATTTGGGAGGGGGCTTGTTTATAACGGATGGACTCTACCCCCCTCCCATCTAAATAGGAGAACTATGTCACGAGTAACGAGAACAACCGATAAAGCAGCGCGCCCTAATCTTCGCTATATGCGCGATAAGGACCGTGAGCCTGTGCGTGGTAAGTTCATCTTCCATGAAGTGCCCGGCGGGCTCATGAGCTTCGTATACAAGGCCTATAAAGAGGACGAGATTGAGCGCTTCGACTTAGTTGACGGCGAGATCTACACCCTTCCTTTAGGGGTCGCTAAGCATCTGAATAAGAACTGCTGGTATCCAGTGCACGCCTATGCGATGGACGAAAACGGACGCCCTACGATGAAAATCGGACAGAAGGTGCGCCGCTGTAGCTTCCAAAGCTTAGAGTTCGTTGATATCGACGATCTTTCCGCAGTGGGAACCCCTGAAATTGTAACCGTAGAAACCGCAGGAATCTAAGATGCCTCGTTGTTACGCAAATCCGAACCCGATCTTTCAGCCAGCTATGCGCCTGATCGCAGCGATTACGCAGTCGTTTCCGATGACTGTGACGACCACCTTTGCCCATCAGTATAAAGATGGGACCATTGTGCGGTTAGATATCCCGCCAGCAGATGGCATGCAGCAAGCTGACCAGCTAACAGGTCCGATTCTCGTAACGAGTCCTACTACGTTTACTATCCCGATAGATAGCACCGACTTTGATGCATTCGCCATACCAGGATCACCGCCACCAGCGGTGAATATATGCGCGCAGGTAGTGCCGATCGGAGAAGTGGATGAAACCCTTCAGGCGGCGACCGTTAATGTTCTGCCTTTCCCATAGGAGTACTCATGCCAATTAATCCTCCCGGCAATACCCTCGCCTCGATCCAGGTCAAAGTGAGACGGCTTACTAGGTCGCCGTCCCAGAACCAATTGACCGACGATGATCTCAATAACTATATTAACACGTTTGTGGTATATGACTTCCCAGAGCAGTTGCGCATGTTCAATCTGCGCACCACATTTAAGTTCTGGTGTAACTCGTTCCAGGATCGATATCCTACTGATGAGATATCATTCGCGGGCGTTACCACTAACCAACTATATAACTTTCAAAATCGATACTTGACCATCCATGACCCTGTGTATATTGCCGGTTATCAGTCATTTTTTTCTCAGTCGCGCGAACAGTTTTTCGGTATTTATCCCCTTACTAACAGCATCCTGTCTATTGGCACTACTGGCGATGGTGTTACTACGAGCTACACGGGAGTAATTACCAATAACACCGGCCCGAACTTCGTAAATCCCTCACTCGCCAATCAGACCACTACGCTCCTCCAGAATAACGTGCTCTTCAGCTCTATCGATGTGAGTAATGCAGGGCTCGCGCTCGTGGACGTGCCCGTAGTAAGCACTACCACTGGTAATCCGACGACGGTGGGGAATCTCTATGTTCCTGGCTTCCAGCCAACTACCCCTCCGACCGTGGTCAATCCTATAAATAACGTTAACTATGTGACTGGTGCCTTTACTATTACCTTCCCGACCGCACCCGGAGTAGGGCAACCTATCAATAGCCAGACAGTTCCACAGATCGTGGCGTTGCCTCAGGCGTTGCTCTATTACGACAACACCTTCTTTTTACGCCCCGTACCCGACCAACCGTATCAAATTAACTTCGAGTGCTACGTAGCGCCGACTTTCCTTATGGAAACCACCTCTACTCCTCAACTGGAAGAGTGGTGGCAGTATATCGCCTATGGCGCAGCTAAGAAGATATTCGAAGATCGTATGGATATGGAGAGCGTACAGGCGATCATGCCAGAATTTAAGACACAAGAACGGCTCTGCTTGCGCAGAACGGTTGTCCAATATACCAATGAACGAACCGCGACCATCTACACCGAACAGACCGGATTCGGTCCTGGCGGAGGCGGATGGGGCTGGGGCGGCGGACCATTCTAAGAAAGGATAACGATGCCAGTACCATCAGATTATAATCCAAATATCCCACAGCCTACTGATCTACTTTCCGTATCTCAGGGGAATCTCTTAAATAACTTCGGCGCTCTTCAGGCGCTGATAGATGTAAACCATGTGGACTTTGCGGCCACTGGAGCAGGGAAGCATAAATGGGTAACGTTGCCCCTCCAGGGAGCAACTCCTCCAGCGGGGGCAGGATTCATTGCCGGTGAATTAGGTCTCTATAATGCCGCGTATGCACTGACGACCCAGAACGAACTGTTCATTAATAAGACTAATCAGGCAACGGTAGTCCAAGTCCCCGCAACGGCCTCTGTTTTGAGTGCTAATTCGGCTCCAGCCCAGGGATCGCCGGGTTGGACGCTCCTTCCATCGGGCATCGTCTTGCGCTGGGGAAATTTCACAGGCTTTACGGGATTGGCCACAGTAACGCTATCAACCTCTGCTGCAAATGGACCCGCACTTACGCAAATATTAACAGTACAGGTAACCCCTTATAATACCTCCGTTGGCGACGTTAACTTTGCCGTGCGGCTATCTAATATCATCAGTCCTACCCAATTTAGCGTGTATATCTCGAGTAGAACTGCCACGGGTCCAGATACAGGCGGATTCCAATATCTTGTCATAGGGTACTAATATGGCATACGATCGTTTTCTTATCGCGCCTCTGAGCTCAGGGCTGCAAACTAACATGAGGCCCTGGCTCGTCGCTGACGACGCCTTTGCCGAACTGAATAATGCTTACCTGTTTCGTGGCCGCGTGCGTAAACGATTCGGCTCTCGCTTTATGGGTAGTGGTTGGCCTAGCGCTGCTGTTGAGCCCCTCTATTCACGGCTACGAATCGCCTTAGAGGGTGGCGCCGCCGTGGG